GCCAGAGTTACATGATAAAGAATTCGTTATCTACGATGATATCGATGCCATGTTAAGAATGGTAGTTAGTGCCGCTATTAAAGCCGGTGCTGATGAAGATAAGATGATGGAGTTTTTTAATGATGATTGAAAAGCTAAAGCTATGGCTCGATAACATACATACATTTTTATATATGCTCTATCATCCTTGGGATGTTGCTGACGTTGTTAGGAAGATTCAGCGAGATAGTAAACCTAGAATTAGGGCTTATAGTGTTGATTATTTAATTTGGATAGAGGCTGATAAACCATGAATAACACAGATAAACTATTAAGAGCTTTTATAGAGGCTAGTGGATTTGATATTGAAACGATAGCCGGAACTTGCGCTATGGATGGGTTGCTAGTTAAAAACCACCTGACCATTGATTACAAAGTAACTAAGAAGCCTTTTGATATATTGTCAGATGATTATACTGACGAGGTTACGAGGCTACATAAGGCCATACAGGAGACAAACACATACAACGAGGAACTTTATAAGGAAACGCTTAGGCTTAAAAAGAGGTTAACTGATGAAAAAGATTAGATACTTCAAATGTACCAAAGGCTATAAATTCGAGCGCATGGTAACTGATGATATATTAGAGGTTAAATGTGAATGTGGCGATAAAGCAGTTAGATTATTATCTGCTCCTCGCTATTTCTCAAACACTACCGGCAAGTCTCCTGGTGCTATTTATCGCTAGTCTTTCTGCTCATCTAATACAATCTGAGCTTGGTCTATATAAGCCTTTTGATTAGTTGGTCCTACTATCGCATCAACTCCCATAGCTTCACGTAACACCTTGAGATTATTTATAGCATCGTTAATCTCTTGTTGTTGCGCCGCTTGAGCTTTAAACGTAGCGTCTATTTGCATCTGCTGGTTAGATTGGTCTATCTTCTGCTGACCTTGGTCAATCTTAGCCGCATCAACATTAAACTTATCATCCTGCCCTTTGATAAACTTCTGAACTTCAAACTGTAGTTTTTCTCTTTCAAGATTAACCTTGTCTTGGTCTAATGTAACTTGCGCTGATTTAACTTGCGCATTAAATTGCGCCTCTGACTGTTTAGTCTGAGCGTTTAACTGTTCGGCTTGTGCTTTTCCTTCCTCTGCTTTAGCCAATACCATATTTGGATCTTCTTGAGGTGGTTGTTGTTGTGCTGCTTCTTGTTGCGCTTGAATCTCTGCTTGCTCATCCTCTGTCCATTCTTCCTCGCCTATAATTCCATTTTGAATAGCTTGTTTGCGAGCGCGTTTAGCTAATGTATCCATACCCGGACCAGTTTGATTCTTATAAATTACATCGCGTGATATTTCTATCATTGCTGGATCAATAGCTAGCATTTGTAATAGTCGTTCGCTTTCTTTCTCTTGTTGGTTTCTAAAGGTTGCGCCCATCTCACAAGTGACATCATAAACGCCTTTTGATAAATCATTCTGTTCAACAATTTGACCATCGACTAACACATTACTATTTAAAGGTACTGTTTTGTCTGTGCCATCTTCACCTAGTATTCTTTGCTGTCTAGTAGAGTCATAAACTCTAGGGATAGCGTCAACTAACACACGGTAAGCATGGCAGATACATATTTCCATAGACTTAAACCACTTAACATTACCGTTATTTGATTGACCTATTAACGCATCTAAAGCTACGCCGGATTGTAATCCAGGGTTTTGCCCCATACTTGGATCGTCCATGTTACCCGTACTTCTTAGCATGCCTTGAAAGTTAATTATTGCATTCTGTAACTGTGGACTACCTTGTGGTGCTGCTACTCTAAATGGTGGAGCTTTAGAATCTTCGTCAGAGTTATATATTCTTACCCCTTTACGGTCGATATTCATTGTTGAATAGTCTTGATCTTGTGCTTGTTTATCCGTCATCCAAATATCATCTTTGCCGCTTAAGCCTGCGTCCTCTGTCATACCGGACAAAGCAAAGTTGATACCGCGCTGAGCATCCATTAACTTCTTGGTCTTACCGGAGAATTTAGTTTTGCTGTTATGGATAGCATAGTTACCGTAAGCAGGAATCAAAGGAATATAAGTAAATACCGTCTCACTCTCATCGTTAAGCCAATCAGAGCCATCAAACCAACGGCTGAATACTTTCCATGATTTACGAGTCCTTTCGTTAACTATTTCCTCACCTGCTTGTTGCCTAGCCTCTAATGTAGAACGAAACTTTTCATTATCTTCAAATACTGCACCCGTATTCATTTGAACAAGGTTAATATCCGTAGTCTTTTTTATAATACAACTGCCCAACAATAACCGAATCATCAGCTATCTGATTGTTTGTATCACCCGTGGTTATATTGTCGATATTATCCGGCACTGAAACCTTTGAGCCTTTAGGGAATCGCTTGACATAGTTAGCCATTGGTAATTCTTTAAGCTTAACGCCCCACATAGCATCTGATTTATCTTGTTTGATACTGGCAACATCAAACCAAACTGATTTATACCAATCGCTAACCGGCTCAAATACTAAATCTTGGTCGAATGTATTAGCGTCTAGAAACTTCTGAACAATTTCAAAGCCATCAATGCCACACATAACCATAGTTTCACCAACAGCTGAATATATTTGATCGGCATTAGATATGTTTTCAATGTTACGAATTAAACCTGCGTAAGTCTCTGCTGTATCTTCTGTAGCACCACCACCAGCAGGGCTAACTTGAATTGCAAAGTCTGAATTGGTCATCTCGCCTGTGATTTGATCTAAGATAGGGGTTATTTGGTCAAACTCACCTAGATATCTACGAGCCATAGCGCGCTTAATCTTATCATCCCACATAGTATTAAGCATGAATGTACGTTGATCGCCTGATGATTCTCGCTCGCTTTTCTCTTGCGTTTGTGACTCGACCACCATAGCCAAAACGTTTTTATGCTTGTATTGATGCTCATATTAAATTAGGGTTTGAACCGTTAGGGGCTAAGATTGCAGCATGTGATCCGTCTGATACTGGTAGTGACCCCTGCGGCTATGCAGCTAGGCACAATATCGTATTTGAGGATATAGCCGAGATAGAAGCCGCTGACGGTAATAGGAAGATGGACCTAGCTTGTCAGCGGGCGATTATGTACGGTGCTGATTCCTTTGGTTATGATGCTGACGGATTAGGCGCAACATTAAGAGATAATGTAAGTAAGGCATTCAAGGGTAAGAAAATAAACATCTATGCTTATAAAGGCTCAAGCAAAATACACGACCCAGAAGCACAATTTAAAAGCGAAACCACTACATTATCACAGCGCAACGAACGACTAAAAAACAAAGATGTATTAAGCAACAAGAAAGCTCAAAATATTATAGGAGCAGCCGAGAGAATATTTAGAACTTATGAGGCTGTTGTGTTGGGTAAGTATCACGACCCTGATACGTTAATATCATTTGCTACGTATAATCCAGAGACAGGAATAGGCATCAAGCCTGAAATGCTATCAAAGCTAAAATCAGAAGCTTGTAAAACTCCTGTTAAGCCTGGTGATACTATAAAATTCTACACTAAAGAAGAATTAAGAAAGGGTATACTTATGCCTGATGGTAGCCGCGTATCAATACCATCCCCTAACCTATGGGATGCTGTGGTGGTTTCATTAGATAAAGCGAGTATAATAGAGAAAATTAAAAAACAAACTAATCAGGAATTCGTTTCATTATGGTGAGCTTAAATTTTACAGAGCATAAAAACGTTTTGGCTATGGTGGTCGAGTCACAAACGCAAGAGAAAGACGAGCGCGAATCATCAGGTGATCAACGCACTTTCATGCTCAACACTATGTGGGATGATAAGATTAAAAAGGCTATGGCCCGCAGGTATCTAGGCGAGTTTGATCAAATCACTCCCATACTCGATCAAATCACTGGTGAGATGACAAACTCAGACTTTGCTATATTGGTTAGCCCTGCCGGTGGTGGTGCTACAGAAGATACAGCAGAGACTTACGCCGGTTTAATTCGCAACATTTAGAAACCAGCAAGAGAAAGAAAGCGAACG